GTTATCTTTTTGTGTAGTTGTCAAATCAACTCCAGTTGTGGATTTAATTGAAATAAAAACTTTTCCATATTCTGGTGTAGAACTTACACCTGTGCTTGGGTCAAAACTTCCATCCTCTCCACCCCATATAGAAACTGATTGTGTGTTTGGGAATAATCTTTTAACATAAACTTCATAATCTGAAGTTGTAACTGCACGACCTTGTGCAGAATAATTTAGAGGAGCATTTAGTTTGATAGAGTCTACTGACTCTGGTTCTGCACCACCTACTGCACCAGAAACAGTTGTGACAATAACATCTGTTACACCATCTATTGCTGTTGATGATGTAAAAGCAGTCACACCATTTGCAGCTCCTTTATTTGTAACAACATATTGTAATATAACTATATTACCATTTGTTAATGCCTTACTTACTACACCATCTCCAAAGTAAACTTCAAATCTACCTCTCTCTGCTTCTTGTAAATAATAAACAGTAGATGATGCGTTGAGTTGAGTTATATCAGTCGCCTTAGTATAAGTTGTGGTTGTAGTATCAGATGTAGAGTTTTGAACTTTTACTGTAAGAGTTGATGTATCTGCGTTTGGGTCTGTTAGTGTAAACTTTTGGTCTGGGTTAGATGTATCAACAATGGTCTTTCCTATAATGTAAGTTCCCTCAAAAATATCAACACTATCAAAGTTTACAGAGTTACCACTATTAGCTGCAGTTCTATCAGCGATTGTAACAAATTGGTAACTAACACCATCTACTGTGGTATTAAATGCAGTACCAGCTGCAAGTGTCTTTGTTGCATCACTTGTTGTTAGATTTACATTTACAACAGCCTTTGGAGCCCGTGCAGAGGTAACTTCATATCCTAACATTTTTGCGTGACTGACAGCACTTGAACGCAGACTGGAACTATCCAGAAACATTTCGTTTGCAACCATATTTGCATTGAAAGCCATATAGTGTGTATTGTATGCAAGTGTGTCTAATAGAATACTCATACCAGAGCCTTCAAAGTCATAGTCTTTAAATTTATCTTGTGCCTTTAGAAAGAATTTAAGGTTATCTTTTATATTATCAAAGTCTAATTCTGTAACTCTTAATCTTGAATCATTTGTTGCCATTATCGTAATACCTCTAACATAACTGATAGGTCTTGTAATTCAGTTGGTTGATTTACAACATAGAACTCTATACTAACTTCATAAAGGTTTCTATCTAAATCTGGTTGAGCCCTAACACCGACTAAATTTACTCTTGGTTCAAAATTATTAATCACATCTTCTATTTTTCTTGAAAGTATGATAGCCGTAATCGGAGTCATATTTTCAAATAACATATCTCTCACACCACTACCTATCTCTGGGTGAAAAGGTTTCTCACCAAAGTTTGTAAGTATTAGATTCCTCACAGACCTTTTTACTGCTTTTATATTTGTAAGGTCTTGAACATCAGAGTTGGAACTCTTTCTTCCAAAGAACAAATCTAAGTCTACATACTTCTGTGCTACTCTATCACTATCATTATTTCTTTGAGCGTCATAAGTTGACATTATAGACTCCTAGTTTTATTTTATTTATAATGGTTAACCCTTAAAATTTGGATCAATCTTTTCTAATGCAGTATACTTTATATACAAGGCACTTATATTAAGAACAGATGGGTCATCAATATCATTTGGTAAAAATACTACTTTAGGTGGATTAGAACCCTCAACAAGAGCTGCAATCATATTTCCAGTTTTATCTCCATCAGGGTGCCTATTAAAAGTATACTGAAAATAACTATTATCTGGTTTATAGACCCTACCTCTAACATAATCAATAGTAAATGGCATTTGTTTTAGTTCAATTCCACTTCCAATTTCGTCAACTAGTTTCCATTTAGGTTTTGTTTTAAATCTTTCTGGTGCAGAGGGTGTTATAAAATTTTCTCGTATTCCTCCTCTTCTCATAGCATAACCTTTTATTGATATAGTAGACTTTTCTGTTTTAGGTCTTGTAATTGTTTTAGACCCACCACCTTTTGTTTCAATGGTTGTTGTGGTTGTTGTTACAGTATTTCTATTTTCTGTTGATGTAATTTCTACTTCTCTAGTTTTCTTACTTTCAACTGGAACTTGAGATATAGTCGCACCAGAATCTTGTGCAGACTTTACTGCACTTGAACTCACACTACTAACAGTAGGTGCTGGTGGAACAACTCTTTTATAATTAAGTGGGTCTTGCCATATCTTTTTTTGTTCTTCTTTAGCCTTTGCAATATCAGCTTCCATTCTTGATTTAAATGTTCCATCATTTATTGCACCAAGAGCCTTTTGTATATCAGCATTCTCTTTGTCAGTTGCCAGGCCTGATATACCTTTCACATCAATCTTTTTTAATAATGATTGTATTTTTGTTTGAGATTGTATATTAATTGCATTATCATTTGCTACGATAACTGATGGCGCTTCATCTTTTGCGTTTTCTAAAGCAGTCTTTACTCCTTGTGCCTTTTCAACAGCAGCTGCAGTTCCCTCTTTTATTTCTTCTGCTGTAACTCCAGCTGGAAGTTCTAAGTTTGGTGCAAGGGCGCATACATCTCCACCACCACTTACTGCTGAGGTAGCGTCAGATATTAGACTATCAAAAGACTTACCAGCTTTCGTAAGTGCATCTCCAAACTTACCCTCAAGTTCAATCTTTTTAAGATTGAAATCTAATAGACCTTGAGGTGTAGATATATCAAAGTCTGATACTAAACTTGTAAGTTCAGATTGAAAGTTTACATTTGGTATCTCTGGTAAGTCTGGTGCGAGTCCATCTAGTCCTGCTTTAACATCAGCGAGTTTAGAGTTTAATGCCTCTGCAGCCGCAGATGCATCTAAATTAATATTAACATTTATTGAATCTTTCAAGTCAGCAATCTTCGAGAGTGCATTATTTAATTCTGGACTTGCACCACATAAGTTTGGAATATTAAATTTAGGTATAGCCATTTTATCTCCTAAGCGTTAGGTGCATTTGTTGTTGCCTGTGCATGACCAGCAGAGTCAGCATCTTGAGTATGTGTATGTGTTGTTAATGAAATATTAGTCTCACCACTATTCTTTGCAGTTACTTCACTACCAGTTCCACTAAACGTAATTGTTCCTATTCCACTTGAAGTCATATTTAAAGTCGTTGCAGCTGATTGGACAATAGATGTTTCTGAACCAATGGTCATTGCAGTTGCAGATTTTAAATCTAAAGTTGTTCCAGATTTTAACCCCATCACTCCAGAGGTTGTATCTATCGCCACATCACTAAATGCGTTGAGTGTAAGTTTGCCTCCAGTTGTAGCGAGCATAATATCGCTCTTCGCCATCATGTCAAAAGTTCCGTTATTAATTCTAGTTTCATTTCCCTCTGTGGTTATATCTACATCACCACCAATACGACCTTTTATATTCTCTGAAATGTTGGTTGCAATATTACCTTTTATTTCTTCCTCGACATTACCACCACTTTCACCAGCACCAACTTTTCGTCTGAAGTTCTTATGTATCTTTTGTGTGAAGTTTCCCTCTACCTCCAAATGATAATCCCCTTTGATGAGATGTCGAACAGTTCCACCGATTGTAAGATTGACAGCACCAGAGATGTAAACATTTGAACCACCCATAACAATTTCAAAATTATCTCCAATTACTTTTGTGGTCTTTGTTCCATTTGCAATTATTTCTTCATACGTTCCAGATGCATGATGCCTCATTGTTCTTTCATTGCCTGGCGTATCATCAAACTCTGTTAGATGTCCACTCTCTGTTTCAAACACATGATTGTAAGGATAAAGTCCACCACGATATAATCCATAATCATCACCATCCACTTTATCATAATCAATATCTCTTGGGTGTGGTTCATCAAAAGTTTCTCTTGTCTCTTCTACTGCACTATCAGATACAGTTTCTAAAAAGGGTTGAGTGGCAGTTTGAATACTAGTCTGTCTATTCTCTCTCATTTTTATAAGAGCCTCATGTGACTCTGCAGCTTCCCCTTGTGCGAGTCTATTCGTATCTGACTCACCTAAACCATGTCCAGATGGCATATCATAATCTAAATCATCAACTGGGTATGGGCCGTAAGTTGGAGTTCCAGCATATTCTGGTTGTGAACTAAAGGGACTACGAGGATCATTAAATCCTTTTGTATAATCTGGAAGTTCTTGTGGTATGCCTGGCAAACTGCCAATGATAACTGGTTGTTGTTTTTCTTTTGCATCCATGAAAAAACCAAATACCCAAGAACCCTCAACTAAAAAAGATGGAGAACTTCCTAGACCTTGCATGGATGGATTTGAAACTGAGTGCATGACATGAGCCCAAGGCAAATCTTTTGTGGGTATGTCATTTAAATCTTCTGTGTGATAACCTAGACAACGGACACGAACACGACCAAGTGCATCTGGGTCATTTCTATCTTCAACGACTCCAGTAAACCAAACGAAACCATCTTCACCCATGAAGTGCTTATAGACTGATTGCATCAATAACTCCTTATAGAGTTATTTATAAAGAATTAGTGAACTCCAATATTCCCAGCAATCATAATCCTTTGTTCTTCAATATCGCATGGTGGGACTTTGTGATTTGCTAATGATGAAAAAATAATTAGGTCACCCTCTGTAGGAGTGAACTCAATATTTGCTTCAGTAAAGATAAGTGGGGAACTTCCCTTTGGTGCTTTGACATAATAACACCAACTATAAAGACAAGGGTAATGTGCATGAGCATCTGTGTAATCACCTTTAGTATAAACAGCGCCCCAACAAGACCTTGTATAATATTTTATATCAGAGTATGACTTTCTCATATCACTTGCAAGTTCTATGGCTTTGTTTGCAAGATTAGAAACCTCTTCGTGTTCCGTATCCAATCTCCAATCGGTCATGTTTGCTTTTACATTTGTTTTCTTATTTTGAACATCACCTTTTGAAAGTATAATCTCTGCAAGTCTATTGTTATCAAACTCTTTTAGATTGACCCACAACATGGGTAGTTCCATATTGAACTTGTAGTATCTCGCACCACTCATATTTCTTTGACACCGATATTCCCAGCAATCATAATACGTTTGTCTTTACACTTACATGGTGGAACACTATGTCTTGCAAGAGAAGAGAAAATAATCAAGTCACCCTCACTTGGTTCAAAACACATTATCGGTTTTGTTTCTGGAAAGACAAGAGGACTTGAACCCTCTGGTGCTTTGACATAGTAACACCAACTCCAGAGATAAGGCCAATGATTGTGTTCTTTTGTTTCTTCACCCTCACCATAAACAGCACCCCAACACTCAGAAGTATAAAGAGGTGGTTTAGTTTTTGTAAGTTGTCCAGCGATACTGATTACAATATCTGCAAGTTGTTTGAAACCAGTATGAGTTTTGTGCATAGTCCAGTTTGTCATATCTGCTTTGACATTAGTAGACTTCTTCATCTCATCACCAGTTTCAAGAATCATTCGTTCAAGATTCTCGTGTAGAGAAAAGTCAGCGTCTGGATGTTTTGCATTTGTAAGATTGAGTATGTTGGTTTCGTAGATTGGAAACCTCACACTAAAATCATAATATTCTGGTTGCATTACATTTTAACTTCTGTAGTCTTATCTTGTTTATGATATGTGATTGCTCTTACTGTGTAGTCTATTGCAATTCTTTTTTCATCACAAAGAATATTATCGGCTCTGTGTGGAACTCTTGGATCAAAGACATAGAACGAACCAGGCTTTGCATAATGTGTTTTACCATTCCAAGTAAATCCACCACCCCACTCTTCTTTCCAATCAGAGTTCAGTACACCAAGAACTTTAAGAACTTTCATATCTTTTGGTACATCATCCATGTGGTCAGTATGAGTGTTATCTTCTCTATGTTTATCTTTGAGTGCAGCTCCTGCCCATAGTAACTCTGGGTAGACAAGTCCATGTAAACCTTTTTCATAAACCATCAGAAACAAAGACATTGCAATACCAGCAAGTCTTTCAACTTTTGGTGGTTGTTCTGTTCCATCTATCAATGTAAGTTTAGGATGTCGTTTACTAAAGTGAGCACCTTTCGGATATTGCCAACTCCAGTTTTCTGACTCTTGCATTTGAAATCTTACATACTCCAGAAACATTGGAGAGACAGCATTGTCTATAATTTTAACTTCATTCATTATCGGTTGATAATCCATACATAAACTCCTTTTTCGCAGCTTCATCTAATATTGACATGACATCATCTGTAAAGTATTTCTCTGGATTATTCATAATCGTTTTACCAAACTCTTTACTTCCGTCAGGCAGTTCGTATCGTGTTGATACTTTCTTGAATACTTTATACTTATCCGCCAACTCTAATAGTCCATAGTATTTATCAAGTCCTTTATCATAGGTTAGACGAACATCAACCATTTTATTTTCTACTGTCAATCTTGATTTATAGTTTCTACAATGAACAATGTTACCAATTACATCTGTTCCGTCTTTCTCTTTTTTCTTTGAGAGGAAAACGATAGATGAGGCTGCGTACTTCAATCCGCTACCACCACCCATTTCTTTTGTAGAGAATAATCCCATAGAATCATAAGTGTGATTGGTTACAACAAGAGGAACACCAGCACGACCAAGTTTCAAAGTCAACACACGAAACGCAGCTTTGAGAAC